CCGCCCATTTTTTCAGCGGAATCGCCATAGGCTTGAATCCCTTCGCTGCCTTTGCTTAGCATAGGAACTAATTCGGCACCGGCTTTTCCAAAAATCTGTTGAGCGACGGCGGCTTTCTCCGTTCCGCTGCTCATGGTTTTAAATTTATCTGCAACCTCCATTAATACGTCAGAGTTATTTTTTAAATGCCCATTATTATCCAAAACGCTAATACCTAAAGCCTCAAAAGCCGTCCTAGCTCTCCCTGTTCCATTTGCCGTATCAAGCATACCTTTTGATAGTTTGACTAAACCACCACTTAATTGTTCACTAGATACATCGTTTTTCTTAGCTGCAGCATTCAGGCGTTCAAAGGTCTCCGCGCTCACTCCACTAACTTCAGATAAATGCTCGATTTCCCTAGCCGATTTAGCAACAGCCAAGGTAGTAGCCACCATAGCCCCAACAATAGCCCCGCCAACTGCAAGCATCGTTTTGCCAATGGCTTGCATACTAACGCCGTTTTTATCGATTTCTTTTCCCAGGGCGGTAGTTTCTTTTTTAATATCGCCATATGTGGCTTTTAATTGGGAGGCATCCCCCAAAATCTTTACGACAAGAGTCTTGTCAATCGCCATTATCTATGCACCTCACGATTATCACCGTAGGCCTCTATATATTCATCCCGGTCAACTTCATCGGGGTATTCTTCAATCTCATATTCACCGTTGCTTGTGGCCTCTTGCATACATTCAAATAGCAGATTAAACTGGGCTTCGCTTATTACATCTGTAAAATATTCAATCGGTTGCCCATAATAAGCGCAAAGTTTAGATATAGCCCTACAAAAATTTAACTCTGACTTTTTTGTAGGGCTATTGCGTTTTTTAAGAGTTCTTCTTCACGTTCTTTCGTTGGCTGAAAGATAAAATCAAGAATCTTACTAAAGGCATCATTATTAAACCGATGCAGAATCCAATGTTTCGTAAACCAGGGATGGTAAGGCCTAAATATTTTCACCATGATATCCATAGATATCATGGCTAAAGATTTCTCATCCTTCCGGACATACGCATAAACAAAGGTATAATATTGCTGCCGTAACTTCTGTGCCTGCCGGATCGACAGGTTAGGAATGTCAACGATAATTTGTTTTGTTTTGGTAGATAAAAAGGGCAGGATGCTTTTCCTGCCCTCAAGGGTCATAATAATTTGACGCGGTTCGTTCATCACCGCGTCAAGGTTTAACTTTTCAGCCATGGTTTACGCCTCCAGGATTAAAGCTGTTCATTCAAAATGGTGAAGAGTTGATCACCTTCGGCCCGGTTCGGGTCTTTGGAACCAGTGAACTTCACATTGTTTTCCCAGGCCTTCCCCTCGTCGTCTCCCGGAAAATCGATCGAAATACCGTCCGCGTTTTGCGCTTTATAAACGGTGATCATAAACCGCTTTCCAGTACGGGTATTGGTTAGGCGAACATATTTCGATAATATGGAAGTTTTACCACCGGTTTTAATAACCTGCGCCGCAATCGGAGTATAGGTATAAACGATCGTAATATTTTGGTTTTCGGTGGTAACATTGGCCGAGTCCACAATAAATATGCCGTATTCCCCCGCTCCGTTTTGGCCGACATAGTAATCGGTTCCCGCTACAAGTGCCCCGTCCGTCCCGGCAGTAACTGAAGAGGGATTAATGATGGACCCGTCAGCGTTTTGACTGGCGAATTTAATAAATTTATTGAATTTCCAGCTACCAGCAAGAGCCAATTGACTATAACCATTTACAGGGGCACCGGCAATGGTGGAATAATCATCAATTCCGCCGCGTACTTGCTGCATGACATTAAGATCAAACTCCAGCATAGTATAATCAACTTCGCAAGTTTGATCTTGTACAATTGTATCAATGAGTCCGCCATTATCACTTATAATATTAACGGCGGTAAGTTTTTCAGAAAACTTGGCTTTGTTACCAGTACCCAAACTGGTATAGTCAACGTCGTTATCACTAATTTCAACCTTCACACTACCGATTTTAATATTACTCTTTTTCACAACCGGCTGTTGATACATCTTAATCAACTCCTTTTTGAAATAATTAAAGCGCCTAATTTGGCGCTAATCCACATGATAAACAACGATATAATCGGATTGGGCGTTATGCAATTTCGTGTCGGCCTCATAATCCAAATAGGTATCCTGGAAAATTATCTGCTCTATCGTTACTCCATTCAATTCTCCGGCAAATCCGTCCAAGGCCTCATAAGTTATTTCAGCCATCCGCGACGCTTTGCCATAATCGTTAGATATGCTGTTAATTTGTAACTGGGGTGTCGGTGCCCCTAACCGTTTCATGTCGGGCGGATCGGATATTAGAAAAACTGTCTGCCATGATCCCTTCCAACTCTGATCCGCTACTCCTTGACATACCTGCCCTTTGTGAATAGCTTTAAGCGCTGAATAATTCGCCAGATAATCGGCAATTACATATTCAATTGGCAGCATTTAATCACCGTCCGTCAAAAGATCACCCAAATCCTCGATATCCTGGATCACCGTATCACCCCAGTTTTCGTTATAAACCCTTGCGGCCTCTTGATATGCTTTATCGCTATTTTCATCATAGGCTGGCCGGAGAAATGGCTCAGGAACTGAATGGCTAGTGCCATTTTCGACAAATCGCCCATAATAACCATCATTTTTCGCTTTCTTGCCAACCTCCGGACCGACTAAAACAAGTTGCTTACCGGAAACTTTTGGCTTGACCGGCTTGACCTTGAGCGACTTTTTGAGATTACCTTTCGGGTGATTGTAATTACCGTCAACACTTACCGGGCAATTTGCTTTCGCGGCTTTAAGAATAACCCGGCTCCCGGCAACCGTCGCCTTTCGCAAAAGTTTGGCCTCGTTTTTATCGCAAGTATCTAAAAAATCATCCAACACATCAAGGCCTAAAAGCCCCATTCCAAATACATCAGCCAACTATATCACCTCTTTGGCTTCAATCCAGATTTCACGGTGGGCCTCCAGGGGATCAGATACGCCAATAATATCAAAGATTCGATCGTTCCCATTGCCATCTTTACCGTATACAACCTGCATTGTTGTATCAATAGCCGAACGGACTTTAGAATATTGGATTTTAAACAGCCCATCCCATTCAGCGTTTTCCTTCCTTGATGCCCAAAATTCTTTCCCCGAGTTGATATTGATGCTTGCTGAGATATTGGGAAAGGCATTTATCCAATTCGGCTGTTTATCCCCGTTTTCATCGACCGTAAAACCGTCTTTTTTCTGGATGGTGATCTTTCGATTAAAGTCCCCGGGCTGAAGCCAAACGATCATATGTAATCACCACACAAAGAAATATGAGTAATAAGAGCATCAACCGAATGATCGACATTTGTGTATGCCCCGGGGATTTGTGGCACCCGATTTTCATACCAATGGGCAAGTAACATCTTGAGACAAAGGTTATAAAGCTCATCTTCGGTGATATCGCCATAAATTGGTAATCCTTCCCCATCAACCCCCGTTTTAACTTTGGTTTTCCCGGTTTTGCCGTTAATATAGGAAGCGGCGGCTATTAATGACGATTGAATTAAAGTATCATCATCGGTAATATCGCCATCAACCCGTAAATATTTTTTAGCTTCATCCAATGTCATAATAGCCGCCTCCCATCTAAATTAATTACTTACGCTGCGATCTTAAGAGTTACAAGGGAATTAACATCAACGACTTTACCATCAACCAGCATAATAGCTTTGGTTACTTGATCATCGGTCTTATCGTCTTCATACTTCTTGATAGTCATGTTGTAATTGGTATTAAGTATATAATCCTCAAACCGGAACAGGAAAGCCCAAATCTTACCGGCTGCAAGAGTCGCGGAATAGGTATCAAGATAATCGCAAAGAACTACTTGACGGCCTAACAAAGTACGCTCCGGTTTACCGTTAATTCCGGTATTAACCCTAGCGATAGGTTGTTTGTTGCTATCAACCATACCAATAAAGGCCATAAAGGTCTTTTTGGTCATACACCAAACAGCCCCATTCTCATAAGCCAACGGTAAAACGGCTTCAGCGGCTACCAAGTCGGAATATGTCGGAGTGGCTTCCAAAGCTTGCCCTGTCGGTGCTGCTTCAATTAAAATACCTTTAGGCTGACCAACCCCACTACCACTGATAACGGCTTGTTCTAAGGCCTTTACCATTGCTTCAGTTACATTGTTGATAAATGTAGCCTCGAAAGCGGAAAGGGCCATAACATCAGTTTCAAGCGATACCGAGATCGCACAACGTAATTTGTAATAAGCAAAAGTAATACTGCCGGTAGTTTTCTTTTGCAAATCACTGGTAACGCCCTCGGCAACCCATGTTGCAACCGGTTTAACCGTAGAAGTAGGAATAGTTAAGCCGCCCTTATAAGCCGTTTTGGTTACAAGCGGAAGAATCATGCCTACCGATTCCATTTTTTCAATGATTTTATTAAGAACGGTTTCCGGAATCATTGCTCCGATATCGGTAGTTTTTGTATTGGTATCGGCCCGATATTCAGCCGGTAATTCCACACCGCGAGTAACGTAATTCATAAATGCTTTACGATATTCGACGGAATCATAAGGATTATCGTTTCGTTGTTCAGGAATATCGGCCTTAAACGGCTTAATTACACTCCCGCGAAGTTCACCAGAATTTAATTTACCGGCAATCTCTAACTTAGTTTGAATAGTTCTTTCCTCAGCTACAAGGCCGTCTAATTCCTGGGTAAAGGCATCAAGATCCTCCGGTGTGGCGCCATCCAGTAGCCCCCGGATCTCAACTTTCCGATCTTGAATTTCTTTTAACCTTTTTTCAAGATTACCGGTATTTTGCTCCGGTTTCCCGGCTCCTACTACGGGGACGGCGAAAATTGAAAACATAGCCATAATGCAACCCATAATAAACACTCTTGCAATTCGTTTTAAGCCTTTTTTAATATTCACTTTTTTATCCTCCTAAAAATAAGTTTTAATAATTAATCGCTTTCTTTTTTGCTCGGTTTCCCTCTCCAGGGTTTGCTCTTTCTCTCTCTCCAGTTCGAAAAAGCTCCGAGCCGAAATGCTTGTCTGGTCATATGCCGGGATATCCACCGCCGCCACGTCATACAAGCGTTTAAACTTTTTAATGGTTCGGGTATGCGTCGCCCGGTCATATTCACCAGTTTGTACCTCAAAAGCAAAGGACATCTTATCGATGTCCCCCCGTTTAATTAATTCAAATAAGTCCCGGCTTTGCGTCGTATTAGCCAATCGAGCTTGTATTGCCAATCCCTTTTCATCAACCGTTAGAGTGAGTGTTTTATTTCGGGTCCGAGCCATAATCATTACATTGTCCGAATGATTATATTTAAAAGGCACGTCTTTTAAATCAGCGCCATCAAAAGCCCCCCGCGCAATAACCTCTTTATACTGCACGCCATCATATTCCCATAATACTGTGGGTTGGTCATATACTGCAGCATAACCCTCAACAACCATTTCCCCATCATTAGGTGTTACCGCTATTCGAATCTCCGCCGTCCGGATCTCCCGTCTGGCTTTCTCCATTCAGATCATCTCCCACCTGATACTGATTTTGCTTTGAAGCATCCACCACATTAAGCGTAATAAGTCGCTTATCTCCATCTTTTACCGGTTCAAGCTCAAATATTTCCCGCATTTCGTTAATGGTTAAAATGCCAAAGGGGAGAATATAACGAGCCATTTGTACTTTAGTATTGTTACTGGCAAAGGTTAATCGATTAGCACTAAATACAATCTCGTTACCATGACCCAATTCCCTATCGGTAAAAGTTTTTGCCGTAAATTCCAAGCTTAATTGTATTGCTATTGGTTCTAATACCGCTGAATAAAAAGCATTAAATTCGTCCTCAGTATAGTTCCCCTGGATTATCTTGTCATTAACTCCAAAATACCGGTAAGCGTTTTCCCGAGTCAAGGTCATCTGCTTATCGTCAGCTAATTTTGGTTCTAAATTAGTCGGCGTAAAAGTTCCTTTTGAATCAGTTGCGGCTATACCGCCATCATTATTAATGCTAAAATATTCCTCGACAAATTGATCCCGTTGGGCTCTAATATCTTCCGGGCGCATCGAGGCATTAAACTGTAACCAACCACGGATTCTAGCGCTCGATTTAATCGCATTTGAAATACCTTGATTAATTGTATTGATTAAATCGAGAGTTGGTTTTAACGGCCTCCGGCCATCCTCTCCAAAAATATCATCCCGATTATAATGCCGGCGCAGATGAATCAAATCAGTATAAGGAACAGTCATTCGAAAGCCGCAATTAAATAAAAAGCGGCAGTATAACTCATCTTGATATTCTAATAATTCAACCGTGGAAAAATTAAGCGGATAAAATCCTTCAATACCCCCATTAACCGTATGAATATATATAAAAGCGTTATTATTGCTATATAATTGCGATACGGTTTTATATATAAAATCATACCCGTTCATATATCTATTAGGCCTGACCTGTAGCATCCACTCTAAATCAGAACTGGTTTGAAGTATTTCACCATTTACCCGACGTATATGTTTTGGTTTTAACTTTCCTGCATGCCTAGCAATAGCATCAATACAGGTTCTGACTATATCGGAATCATATAAGCTGCCATTAAAAGCAGAAAAGAAAGGCGTAAAATCATTTAAGGTTTTAAAATAAGTAGCAGTTTGCGGTGATTGTTTCCCGCTAAATATATTTTTAAACATATCTCGAAATTCGACTTTCAAACGATCACCGCCCTAATAAATCAATATCAATGCCAAATTCATCCGCTTCTTTAATGCAATAAATCAGGTCTTCATCGGTGTTGCCACCAAATTTATTACCGATACTCGGGTAATATATGATTTAATCTGATTATATGAAAATGAAGTTTGACGGGTTAACCTATTAATTATTGAATCGTCCATTTCACACCTCAAATAACGCTAAGATAGCTATCGTAACATCGTTTTAATTGAACGTAAGCATCCAATAAAGAACATAAACCATCAATTCTACGCCTTGGATTATTTGTTTTAATTGGCTGAATGGTATTATTTCTATCATTTTTGTCTATTGCTGTATTAGATAAACACCACTTTAGGATAGGATTGTTATTGTAAATAATAATATTATTTTCCAGGTCTGCCCCGAGTTCCCACATAGGCCCGGATAAAGTTTGTTTACCTTGGATTACTTCTGCCCAGCATTCTTTGCCGAAAGTACTTTTCATTTCTTCAACCCAATAATCAGCCGAATACCTATCATAACCACCTTGGAAAATATAAATATCTAGCTCTTTTTGTATTTCTAAAAACCATTCTGTAACGGCAGTATGATGGATTTTATTCCCCGGCGTGGTCCGAAGTAAACCAAGATCCCGCCAAAGAGTATAAGGAATCTTGTCATCGGCTTCCCGCTTTTCTAGTAAGTCCTCCGGTAGCCAATACATCTGTAAAACATAAATATGAGTATCACCCGGGACCATAAAAAGAACGGTCCCACAAGTGAGATCCGTTGTTTGTGATAAATCCGCCCCGCCAATACCATAGCGAGGTTTATTTATTTTTCTAACGCTCTTTTGATCTGTTACTATGTCGGTAACTTCCAACTTTTTAAGATCGAAAGTCGATTCATTAAGCAATTGTTCAAAAGTTAGCCAAGCCTCGGAGGTAGTTTCTGGGATATTAAAATCTTTAGTAAGTAAGTTTTTAACCTGGCCCGGATTTCGTTTGGCCTTATCAACCTTTTCT